TCTATCTTGAAGAATTTAGGAAATCCAAAAAAGCCCTGCTTATGAAAGATGCCTTAACATTGGGTATTGAAGCGGCAAACGCACAGGAACGAGAAGCGTATGCACATCCAAGTTATCAACAACTTATCCGTGGGCTGGCTGAAGCAATCGAAAAAGAAGAAACCTTGCGTTGGGAACTTGAAGCGGCACGACTGGACATTGAGATTTGGCGATCACGGGAAGCAACCAACAGGAATCAGGACAGGGCGCACCAATGAAATGTCCAGTTTGCGGCACATGGACAATCGTCAAAGAAACCAGGGTATCAACAGGGAACACACGCAGACGGAGACTGGAATGCGCCAATATGCACAGATTTTCTACTTTGGAGACTATCGTTGAGAGAAAAACACGAATACGTCAGAAGCAAAAATTTGCTGAAGATGGTGGCAAGTCTTGACTGCCAAGCCTGTGGAAGTGGTGAAATGGTCCAAGCTGCACACACAAACTGGGGCGGCGGTAAGGGGCGAGGCATAAAAGCTGACGATAATCTTACGGCGGCTTTGTGTCTGAAATGTCACTACGAGATTGACCAAGGTGTTAAACTGACTAAACAGGAAAGGCAAAAAATGTGGCAAGAAGCACACAAAAAAACAGTAGCAATACTGCAAGGACAGTGGCCTGCGGATGTGCCGATGCCATAAAAATTGTGAAAATGTAATTTTATTATTTGCAAAGGTTAAACATGGCAACTGATATTTTTAAAAAAATAACTAAACAAGACTTAATTGAATATTTAAATAATGCTTCAAAATACATCGAAATTGATAAAACACGGATGTACGAGGTAACATTAAGTCAAATTAAACTTTTTAAAAATCAAAACATCCCATATGATGATTTGCGGGAAATGAAAATACTTGAAGCAAGATGGTACAAAGCACTTGAAACAGGCGCACCAGATTACAGTGTTTATGAAAGTCCGTTTTATTTTGTCGATATATGGGTTTGTTGGGTAATTTATTCCCGTAAATATCTACAAATGATTCAGTTGCCAAAATCAATGTCGGGTAAAAGTATTGTGCAAGATATGGGTAATGTTAGAACAGTTATTGATTTAGGTTGCGGATTCGGTTACACCTGTGCTGCATGGAAAAGCATTTATCCTAATGCACAAGTCATTGGCACAAATTTATCAGGAACTCCACAATATAAAATGTGCCTTGAGTTATCAAAGCAATATAACTTTACTGTTAGCGATAACTATAACCACATTAAAGCAGATGTTGTATTCGCATCAGAATACTTTGAACATATTTTAGACCCTATTGCTCATTTAACAGATATTATAAAAAAATGTAACCCGCATCATTTTTTAATTGCCAGCACATTTAATTCTCCGTCAATTGGGCATTTTAAAAATTATTTGTATAAAGGTAAACTTTATAGTGGTAGTCGCATGAGCCGTATGTTTAATGATGCGCTTCGTTTTTATGGTTATGAAAAAATGAAAACCACTTGTTGGAATAATAGACCAACATACTGGAAAAAGAAAAGATAAACACATGAAAACAGTTTCCCAAACTAACGGAGATAATATGAATCCAGCAGATAAAGTAGAAAAATGGTCAATTGATAAATTAATTCCGTATGCCAGAAATAGTAGAACGCATAGCGATGAGCAGATCAGTCAAATTGCGGCATCAATCAAAGAGTGGGGCTGGACTACACCAATATTGGTAGACGAACAGGGTGGAATCATTGCTGGTCATGGCAGGACATTGGCGGCACAAAGGTTGAAGATGACTGAAGTGCCAGTCGTAATTGCCAAAGGATGGTCAGACGCAAAAAAAAGAGCCTACATCATTGCTGATAACAAATTGGCATTGAATGCCGACTGGGACTATGAGATGTTGGCACTAGAACTTGGTGAACTTGGAGACTTAGGGTTCGATATTGATTTAATTGGTTTTGCGGCTGATGAAAACACGGAATTTCCTTCACCTGAAGATGATGAGGTAGATAGTAAATATAGTAAAAAAATTGATGCCCCTGTTTATGAACCAACAGAAGATTGTCCGCCAATTTCAGAACTTTACGACAAAAATAAATACGAAGAATTGACAGCCAAAATTTACCAAGACGATAGCATTGACTCGGAAATAAAAGAATTTTTGCTTGCGGCGGCGGCAAGACACATACGTTTTGACTTTGAGCAGATTGCGGAATTTTATGCCCATGCACCACCAGACCTGCAACAACTGATGGAAGATAGCGCATTGGTGATTGTGGACTTTGACAAGGCAATTGCTGGTGGATATGTAAAACTTTCCCAAGTCATTGGCGACATTTACACCAGCGAAAAAGGTGCAGAACAATGACAGATCGCAACTTTGCCGTATTCATACTGACCCACGGCAGGGCAGATTCAGTTTATACATTCAAAACTTTACGTGAACAAGGGTACACAGGAAAAATATTTTTGCTGTGCGATAACGAAGATAAACAAATCACCAAGTACAAAAAATTATACGGAACAGATACAGTCATCGTTTTCAATAAACAGAATGCAATGGACATCACTGATAGCGGTGATAACTTTAAAAAGCGCAACAGTGTAGTTTTTGCGCGAAACTGGAATTTTAAAGTGGCAAGTGATCTAGGTTTGACCCATTTCTGGCAACTGGATGACGATTACACCCGCTTTGATTACTCGCTAAATGCTGAGATGCAATACACAACATCCAACAATAAGATTGGCAAGTTGGATGATTTGCTTGAGGCGATGATGAATTTTATGGATACAACACCATTTCATTCAATCGCATTTGCACAGGGTGGGGACTTCATAGGGGGTCAAGACTGCACGCTTTTAAAAAGAATGAGGAACGATGAAATTTACAGAAAAGTAATGAATTCGTTTTTGTTTAGAGTTGATCGACCAGTGCATTTCATGGGCAGAATGAATGACGATGTGAATATGTATGTCGAGCATGGTAGGCGTGGAGTTCTTTTAATGACCACACCGCAATTACGACTGCAACAAAAAGTTACCCAGCAAGATGATGGCGGTATGACTGAGGCATATCTTGATTTTGGTACATACGTTAAATCGTTTTACTCTGTCATGTATGCACCATCATGCGTTAAGATAAGTGAACTTGGTACTACTGACAGACGGATACATCATCAAATTGTGTGGAAACATGCAGTTCCAAAAATAATTGACGAAGTACATCGTAAACCAAGAGTTTTATCACGCATTACAAGCACCGTGCAAGAAAAGTAAGTACTAACAAAGATTTAAATGGCAAAAACTCACGAATTCCATAATCAGCATTTACTTTCTGCTTGTCCACCCGATGTGGATGTAACTGAGTGGAATCAGTTTAGAACAATGATGGCGGGTGCATCTGATTTAAAAGAATACAGTCACCCTTTACAAATTGATGTAGAACTTAATGCTGGTTGCAATATGGCATGCCCATTTTGTGTTCACGGATACCAAAAGATTGCAGACAACAGACTTGACCGTAAAAAGTTTGAAAACGTTTTGCAGGAAGCTGTCAGTATTGGAGTTAAGTCGGTTAAATTTAACTACATCAACGAACCGATGTTACGAAAAGACCTTGAAGAAATCATCCGCTGGACGAAAGATCAAGGCATCATCAATATCTACATGGTGACAAATGGCACGCTGTTAACACCTAAGCGTAGACAATCACTCATGCAATCTGGCTTAACAAAATTGTTTGTTTCTTTGGATGCCGTAACTGACGAAACCTACAACAAGCAACGATTGTCGGGTCAATTCAACAAAGTCGTGGCCAATGTTTTGGCTTTTATCAAAGAACGAAATGAGTCAGGGCAACAATTTCCACTTGTTCGTGTAAGTTTTTTAAAGAATCAAATTAATAAGCATGAGGAAAGTTTATTCCGTGAGTTTTGGCAAAACAAGGCAGATTTGATTGCATTCCAAAAAATGAACGAAATACCAGATCAAAAAACAGGTCTGACTATTGCGGATGTGGAAATGCCAACCAAAGGGTGTGACCTGCCTTTCAAGCAATTAGTGATTGATGATGATGGCGAGATATTGCCATGCTGTAAATTGGCTGGAAAGAAACTACCAATAGGCAACATTGATACCATGACACTACAAGAAGCATGGGATTCAACGAAGATGAAATACTTGCGAAAAATCCACAGCACAGATGAATGGCATAATCACGCTATATGTCGTAACTGCATGTGCAACGACTAAACAACGCAGTAAATCAACCTTTCGCGGAGGTTACTTATGAAAAAAATTACTGAAAATTCCACCCAACTGCCTAAAAAAGAGGCAGATAGGCCAAAACAGAACGGTGGGGCACGAGAAGGTAGTGGCAGAAAACCCTTTGTGCCGACTGATGCAGAGCGCAGACAAGTCGAGGCAATGTCGGGTTATGGTGTGCCTTTTGAGCAAATAGCTGCATTGACCCGTGATGGCATTGACATCGACACACTCAGAAAATACTTTAAGTCTGAACTGGTCAACGGCAAAGCAAAAGCAAATGCACAGGTTGGCAAAGGAATTTTTCAAAAAGCCATGGCTGGTGATACAACGGCACAAATTTGGTGGTCAAAATCGCAAATGGGTTGGAGAGAAACCCAGCGGCATGAACTGACTGGGGCAGATGGTCAGCCACTTGAATTCGCAAAGATCGAACGTGTTGTCGTAAAACATGGGTAAAACCCTGCAAATTCAAACTCCTGAATGGGCTTTGCCTTTGCTGGAGTCTAGTCGCTACAAAGGTGCATGGGGTGGTCGAGGGTCAGGCAAGTCGCACCTCTTTGCTGAGATGATGATTGAGGCTCACATCATGGACCAAAAGCATCGTAGCGTTTGTGTTCGTGAGATACAAAAGTCTTTGAATCAATCCGTCAAGCGTCTGCTGGAGACCAAGATTGAAGGCATGAACGCTGGCGCATACTTTGAAGTACAGGATTCAGTCATCAAGTCCGTAAAGGGCGATGGGGCGATTATTTTTCAAGGTATGCAAAACCATACCGCCGACAGCATCAAGTCGCTGGAAGGCTACGATTGCGCCTGGGTTGAGGAAGCACAAAGCCTAAGCCAGACCAGTCTTGACCTTCTTAGGCCAACAATCCGCAAGCCCAACAGCGAGTTATGGTTCACGTGGAACCCTCGTCAGCAATCTGACCCAGTAGATTTTCTATTGCGTGGGCCAGAGCCGCCAGCCAGTGCTACGGTAATCAAAGTTAACTTTGGTGAAAACCCGTGGTTTCCTGATGTCCTGCGAGACGAAATGGAGTACGATAAGCGGCGTGACCCTGACAAATATCAGCACGTTTGGATGGGCCAATACCTGCGAAACAGTAACAGCAGGGTATTTAGGAACTGGAAGATTGACGAGTTTATCGCGCCCGATGATGCGATTCACCGACTGGGTGCTGACTGGGGATTCTCGGTTGACCCGACTGTGCTGGTGCGCTGTCACATCATTGGGCGCACCCTATACATTGATTATGAAGCGTACATGGTGGGTTGCGAGATCGTCAACACCCCCGAACTTTTCATGCAAGTGCCAGAGGCAGAAAAATGGCCAATCGTGGCAGATTCAGCCCGACCTGAGACCATCAGCCACATGAAGCGAAATGGCTTTCCAAAGATCATGACAGCGGTTAAAGGGCCGAAATCAGTGGAAGAAGGCGTAGAGTTTTTGAAGAACTACGACATCGTGGTTCACCCAAGGTGCATCCACACCATTGACGAATTAAGCCTGTACAGCTACAAATCAGACCCATTGACGGGGCGAATCCTGCCCCAACTTGAAGACAAAAAGAACCATGTGATCGATGCGCTGAGATATGCCTGTGAAGGTATCAGGCGGTCAGCGGTCACAAAATCAGCTATATTCACGCCATTGCCTAACGTCAAACGGTGGTAATCAAAGGACAAACATGGCACGCATACCCAATGACCAACGCCTAGCAAATCTGCACTCTGAAGCACTGCGGCAGTTCAACGACATACAAACTGCACTGCGGGATGAGCGTCTGCAATGCTTGCAAGATCGGCGTTTTTACTCGCTGGCTGGCAGTCAGTGGGAAGGCCCACTTTGGGACCAATACGAAAACAAACCCAAGTTTGAAGTCAACAAAATCATGCTGGCGGTTATTCGTATCGTCAACGAATATCGAAATAATCGCATCACAGTTGACTATGTGAGCAAGGATGGCACAGAAAACGACAGACTGGCAGAAGTCTGTGACGGGTTATATCGTGCTGACGAACAGGCATCTGTGGCTGATGAGGCATACGACAACGCTTTTGAGGAAGCTGTGGGTGGTGGCATTGGTGCATGGCGTTTGCGGACTGTTTACGAAGACGAAGAAGACCCAGAGAATGAGCGACAGCGCATCAGATTTGAGCCAATCTTTGATGCTGACTCCAGCGTGTTCTTTGACTTAAACGCCAAACGCCAGGACAAGTCAGACGCTAAGTTTTGCTTTGTGGTCACCAGCATGACCCGTGACAGCTACAAAGAAATTTACAACGATGACCCAACAGATTGGCCCAAGATCATTCACCAGTACGAATTCGACTGGTCAACGCCTGATGTAGTTTTCGTTGCTGAGTATTACAAAGTTGAGGAAAAGTCAGAGTTAATCCGCATATTCCAAGCGATTGATGGGACTGAGGAACGCTACACCCAAACAGATTTTGCGAATGATGAGACACTAGAAGAAACCCTGATGGCTGTCGGCACTCGAGAGGTGCGCCAAAAGCGTGTCAAAAGAATGCGCGTTCGCAAATACATTATGAGTGGTGGCAAGGTGCTGGAAGACGCTGGCTATATCGCTGGAAAGAACATCCCGATTGTGGTGGTGTACGGCAAACGCTGGTTTGTTGACAACATTGAGCGTTGCATGGGTGCGGTCAGGCTTGCCAAAGATGCCCAACGCCTAAAGAATATGCAACTGTCCAAGCTGGGCGA